GTCGCCGTGGCATAAGGAACAGCCATATATCAAACTCCACTTACAAAAAGACCCGCCCGAATAGCTGAACAATCGGGCGGGTCACTAGCAGCGCAAGCGTCCGGAGACGCCTCTACCAGAGGGAAGATGCGCCGTTAGCAGAACCGTTCGGCATAGCCGCCGGAGCCGTACCCGCCGGAGCGTTTACAGCTTCAAAGCCGTCCGACGCGTTACCCTGAGATGAGAACACCTTGTCTTCTGCGATCAACTGCAAGCCCTGCAAGCCGAACAGAACGCCCCAATTGCCGTTCTTATCGTAAGCCTTCGCGCGAACCTTGATGCGCGCCCAATAGCCCGCCTTGATCATATCGACGGGGATCTTCTGCATGTTCGTGTCGAAGCACTCGACAACGTTGATCGTCTTTGCGTCGAAATATACGCCTTCCGGGCCAAAGCCGTCATAGTCGCCGTTGTTCTTCGACTGCGGCTTAAGCGGAATATGCTTCGGCTCATCACGGTTCTTGCAGTCGCGGATCTCCCACGCCTTGCGGGCGATCTGCTTAAGCGCCGACACGTCAGCAAATGCAGGCACGATGCCGGCGAGCTGATACATCGGCTTGGCGCTGGGATTATCTTTGTTCTCGCGCGGCTTCTCGAGCCACACAAACTGCAAGCGCACCGGGCACGTAATGGCCGTGACGCCTTCCGCGTCCTGGCTCAACACGGCACACGGGTATTTCTTTACGAGGTCTTCAAGCGTCTTCTGATCCATGGAAACTCTCAGCTAGAGGGGTTGGCTTGTCGTCCCTGTTATGCGCGTGTTTTTGTATATTGGAAAATTATGAGACGACTTCAGCCGCCTTGAGCGTTACGATAAACTCGTCGTTCTGATAGCCAGTCGCCGCGATGTTCATAACGGTCGGCATCGCTTCATCTTGCTTCCAAACCTTGTGCTCGAGCCAATACGCGACGGCCTCAATAACCGTCGCGGTATTCAACGTCATCGTGTTAATGCCCTTGGTCATCCGACTACCTCAAACCCTTCTGCCGCACGCGCGGCGTAATCGACCGCTTCACGCGGATCATCGTCACTAACCAGCGTAAGCGCGCCGGCCGTCTTGACGACAAGCGGAGCGAGCTTCGCGAATTCCTTTTTGCCTAGGTCTTTCTCGAGGGCCGGCGCGGTCTTCAAGCTCTCTTCCCACACCGGAGCGCCAGGAATGAGCTTATCGATAGCCTTGGCAATCGCTACGTCGCCGCCAAGATCCGGGTTCCACACGCGCTTGCCGCGGCCCTGAACCCATTTGCGCCCAACTGGCAACCGGCCAGCTCGCGCTTCGCTCTCTGCAAGTTCGTCAAGCGCTTTGAGATAGACGCGTATCGGCTCCGCAGCCTTCAAGCGCGCGCCTATGTCTTCGGGGTCAAGCCAACCCTGGCCGGTAGCCGCGACGCGATTATGATGTTCCTCAATTATAGTAAAACCAAAGCGGGCTTCGCGCTCCGCATGCTCGCGGATCGCATCGCACTTGCCGAAAATATTACCTTTGCAGAAGGTGCAATGCTTGCCCGGCACGAAAGGCGCATCGGGCAGCTTCGATTTGGCGTAGTCGTCTTTAAGATCCTGCCCGTGGTCGAACAGATCGAGCGCCGAAATATCCCAACGCTTCACGCCGCCGTTGTTCGGCTGCACAATCCAAATCGTCATCGTCGCAAGGCCGCGCTCTTTAAAGATCTCCCACAGCCCTAGACCGTATTGTGTTGCCTGCTTATTGCCGGCAACGCCGACGCTGATAAATCCGTTCTTGTAGTCGATTAGATCGGCGTGGCGCCTGGCCGGATGATAGATGTAGCAATCCGCCGTGCCGTCGCCGTCCTCAGTGCCGTCGAAGTACGCCGCGAGCGACAAGCGCTTTTCAACGTACAGCTCGCTATCCGGCGTCAGCAGCTTTTCGACCGTGCTGAGATACACGTTGATGTTGTCAACGACGTATTGCGTTAGCTCGCGCTCATTCACGCGCGGCGTCAGCGTCATGCCGATGAATTCTGACGCGTCAAAAATACTCTCTTTGAGACAGTGCTCCGCCCACTCATGCGCGAACGTGCCATCAAGTGCAGCTTGAGAAGTCGGCGGCTCCGGCAACGTGTCCGCGAACACACAAGCCTGAAAGCAGTTGCGCCAGATGTTTGAGAATGACGGGGAGCGCTTCGAATGCGCACGGGCTGCGTGTCCGGTCATGCCGCAATCTCGCCGTACAGCACAGCCTTGAACACTGCAATGCGGTCTGTTTTATCGAGAAGATTTAGCCGCTTGCAGATTGCCGTAGCAGCGCGATGTCGCTTCACGAAATCATAGCTAGCGCTAACAATGAAATTAATATCGTCCTTTCGCCACGACATAAAGTTATAGCCGGCCACAACTTGATAGTGCTCGCTCGCACCTTCCCAAGTGAAGCCGTTGCCTGAAAGTAAGTTAACAACTTTAGAAACGTCGTCTTCACGGCCGGAGGATACGAAGACCAGATAATCAGCGTCCGTATTTTTAGGTGGTGGAAAGCACGTTACACGCGAGCCGCACGCTTCAACTTCGCAGAAGGTCTTGAGAAGCGCGCGAACGTCCGACATTTCACAGACTGTCATTTTATCACCTTCAAAGCTTCATCCGCCAGTCCGCGCCAATAGTTCTTTTGACGCTGCATCAGGTCTTCCCAACCTTTCGGGCTGTTCTCGTCTTTGAGAAAGCGAATGAACAGCCAGCGCGCTACACGTTCGCGCTTTTCGTAGGCGGCGGGGCTCATTTCTTTGTTCGGCGCTTATCAGTCCGAACGTGTTCGATAGCGGTGTCAGGTTTAGCTTTGCGCCAATCCGGCCAGTCTCGAGCTTCGTTGCGAGATTGCTTTCCGAGGATCATATTGACGGCGGTCTGCGCGACAAGCTCCGGGTCGCGTCGCTCACCGCCGCAATAAGCAAGCTGACGGGTCAGTCCGTCCAACCCTAGAATCACAACGTCAACCCATTCCGCAGAATCGCCTTGTCCTTTGAGGACTTCTTTCAGCTCTTTGCGTATGTGAGCAATAACGCCTTTGGTTCGCGTACCCGGCCCGTAGGTGGCATGGGAAAAAGCCATTTGCCGGATAAGGTGTTGCTTTAGGTCCATAGCTCTAAGCCTTTGAATACATCCGCGCCGGTCGGCAACCCCAACGCTTTACGAACCACTTCGGGTTGCCGGCATTCCACTTTGCGAGTTCTGACACGCTCGAGACAACGCATTGCATCGGCGTTAGCCCTTCGCCTGCGAAGGTCAGTTCACGTTCGCGGCAGAGTGTCGGACTGGCCGTTAGACACGCCGTAAAGAACAACTCGATCACGCCGGCAACTCCCGTGCGATGCGCACCATTCCTTCGCAAAGCGCGCGATATTGTTCCGGCTTTGCTTCACGGACACGGCTGATACCAAGCGCGCTCATAACTTGTGTCGAGAATTTCGGAAGCGGGTCAGGCTTCAGCATCATGAAGCGCCCGAACATATCCGCGAGCACGGCTGGCGTGATCTCGCCTTCCGGCATCACGATAGGACCAACGCTCGGCATCGGCGGTGCATCGGGAAGCGTCTGAACATCCGGCGCCGTCGTACCAGCATTGCCGTTTCCGTGGGCTTTCGGAAGCTCTGCAACGGCCGTAGCTTCGGCGGCGCGTGCCGCTTCCATTTCAGCTTTCGTGCGGCGACGACGCTTCGGTTTAGCAGGCGAATCCGCCGTAGCCTCCGAAGCGTAGTCGTCGTCGTGGTCGTCCGCAAGACCCGCTTCCATTTCCGGCCATTCGCCGGGCACCGCCTGTTGAGGCTCAGGTTCGGCATAGGGGGCGGACGGTGCCGTATCGGGGTGGACTGCCGACACCGTCCGCGTCTGGCGCGAGGGAGCGTCGCCAGAACAGTATCTCTCGTAGAGCTTTGCGAAATCCGCCGCGAAACCAGCGTAAAGCGCCGGATTATCGAAGTTGATTTTCACATCAAAAGTAGCGGCAAAGTTCATTTAAAAGCTCTCTTTTCAAAAACCATTGTCGGTCTCTCCCGACTGTCACGTCTAATAGCCGGGTGCTCGGCTCAGTGACGTTCCCTGCCAACCTGGGGAAACGGCAGTTCTTTTCGCTCGTGTGTCCAGACCGCGCGCAGCCCACGAGCATAGGTTGGCACCAGAACAACGCAGCCCTTACGGGCATTCGAACTTCTGAATTAGAGGGGCGAAAGAGCCGTCTAGGCGTTACGCTGCACCGGGCACGCAATCGGCTTTAAGTTGCAGCCGCCCCTCTAATTCAGAAGTCCTTTAGGTGTTGCCTCGCCTAGACCGCCCTCAGCGAGACCAATACCGGGCATCACGACCACCAGAGCGTTGCGGTCCGGTACGCATAAAATATACGCACACTCGTAAATGACAAATTAAGATCGCGAAAAATATGCGCGCGATTTCAGATAATTCTCGCAACGTCTTCAGACTTGCGATGAAGGGCGGCCGTAATGCGCTGGTCCAAGCTACCTTTAAGCGCAATGAAGCTCGCCAGCACATGCGAGCGCTGGCCTTTGCGCCACGCTCGAGCTATCGCCTGATCATTCACATCCGGCGTCCACGCCGGCTCTGCAATAACAACGCGCTGATAGGCCAGCCACGTATAGCCGACGCCGGCCGCGGCGCTCTGCGCTATGAGCACGGGCGGCGCGTCGCCGTCTCTAATCGCCGCGTCTATTTTTTCTTTCTGCGTTTGAGACGTGCGACCGTCAAACACGACGCTATCCGGTATTAGCGACGCCAGCCTATCAATCACGTCGCTATGCCAGGCAAAGACAAGCACCCGGCCGAATGCGTCTCGCTCTGCGTTGACCAGCTCTGCAACGCCATCCGCCTTTGCGAGCCCTACAGCGCGCCGCACCGTCGCAACGGCCGGAATATCAGCAAGCGCCCAATTTCCCGTCTCAATCGCGAGCTGAACACTCTCTATGTCGGCCGGCTGTAGCTTCGCGAAGGGGTCAAGAGAGCTTGAACCTTCCACAAATCGGGTATCGACCGTCAACGGCGGGCGGCCTTCGACTTTATCGCGACGCATATAATGCGAGGCCAAAAGGCCCTTTAATTCTTCGTGGTTCTTAGAACCCACAATCTGAATGCCAAAAGCATTTTCATTGCATATGCAAAAGCGGTCAACGAACGCGCCGTAGCTATTCGGCCAGGCTCCCGTTATCTTCGCAAACACATATAGCTCGCCGGCATGATTCGGCGCTGGCGTGCCCGTCAAAAGCCACGTCCGCCCTGTTCTGCCGAATAGCCCCGTCTTTCTCAGCGCAGCTTTCGTGCGTTGTGAGCCCTTCTCTTTTAGGGCATGCGCCTCATCACAGATCAACACGTCGCAACGCCGCTTCATCAACTTGCGGAGCACTTCCGACCTCGAAGCCAGTGCGTAAGTAACGAACAGGATTCCATCGGCCGGCACGTCGTCCCGGCCGGAACGCAAGACGTGCGTCTCGTGCCCTAACCCGGACCACTTGCTAAACTCGGCGGCAAAGTTCACAGCTAAAGTCTGGTTAGGCACCAGCACAGTTGCAGAGCGAACATTAAGAATGTCACATGCACGGACGACTTGCGCTGTCTTACCTAGCCCTGGCACGTCAGCTAGCATCGCCACAGCAGAGCGTGCCAAGAAAGACGCACCGTCTATCTGATCGTCCGTCAGCGTCAGCTTTTGCATGTGCGATAGGCGTAGATTGCTAGGAGCGCTGATTCGGCGCGGCCGTCGTCACAGCCCCGCGCGAACATCTCTCTTGAGTTTGGTATCAGATCAGACGCTTTTTGCCGGGCCAAAGCTTTGCGCGCCTTATCGTCAGCGACGCCGGTTATCCTGAAATGCGCCTTCCACAGATCGGGGCGCACCATGAGCAGCGGCACGCGGTTGCCTACAACGGCCATCTCCGCGTATCCGGCCGATTTACCGAATTCACATGAAGCATGTGCGCTCTGCCGGCGGACGCCGCTAATGTGCTCTACAGCGGCGAGAGCTGGCGCCGCATCGGCTAGGCGGGAGACGAGATCGAAAAGGGCGCCGCGGTCTACAACGCGCTTGCCCTTAGCTCCGGCATTAAGAGTAGGCATGTCCCAAATTTGGACATTCGCGCCGTCATATAGCGCTAATGCGCCGTCCAAACCCGGATCAATCCCAATCGTCCTAATCATGGGCGCGAAAGTACACTAACAATGGCCAAGAATAAAAAGAGCTACCTTGAGCATGAGCTTTTGCCGGACCCGAACATTGCGCGCATCGAAAACATGGCGCGCAAAGCGGGCTATCGCTCTATCTCCGATCTCTCTAAAGCCGTGATTGCCGGCGGCAGCCGCGACTTGCTGGGTCGCGCCCTCTCGAGAGAGCGCAACTTAAAACTCTCTGAGGCTGTGACGATGGCTGCGGAGCTGAACGTTCCGTTCCGCGAGCTGCTAGATGCGTTTGGATATGATCTAGGCCCCGTTCAAGTGCCGATAGCTGGCACCGTAAGACCAAACGGCCAGGTGCAGTTTTATTCTAAGCCCCGCGGAACCGCTGACGGTCCCGACGAATCGAACCCGTCTTGGCGCTGCGTTATTATGCACAGCGCCGGGCAGCCGTATGACGGCTATCAGTTCTTCTATGACGATGTTGAGCCGTTCGAACCGGCCTATAACAGTCTCGCCGTCGTTAAATTTAAAGACGACACGAAACCGATGCTTGCGACGATTGTTCGGGCGCTGGGATCACATGCAACCTTGCTGCCGTTCGCAGCGGCTGAACAGGTAGACGTGCGAAACGTCGAAACAGCGTTGCCGGTTGTTTGGATCGGATGCGTAAACAGAAAAATCCCCGGAACGTAAACGCTACGTTCCGGGGCGCAGATCGGGAGGAAACACTAGGTAATGGAAAACACCGCAGAACCCCGAAGGGTGAACAAAGGATAGCTGTTTACGTGAACAGGTCAAATCGCGTTTACGAAAACATAAAATAGGTGCCGTAAACGCCTATTTTCGGGCGTTTAGGGGCTTGGCGCGTGTTTAGCGTGAACAGGCTAGGCGACGGTAAACACGGACCCCGGCCGACCGTATCTGCTCTTAGTAAAACGCAGCCCTAGGAAGCCTTCGGGAAACGCTTCGCCGTAAACAGGAACGGCGCCGTAAACGTGAACAACCTTCCCGATCTTCGCGAACGCATATGCCGGCGACTTATGTTCGCGAACAGCGCGCCGGGCGCATTCCGTCAAACGTAGGATGGCCTCTACATCTGAGGCGATCTCAACCGGCGCACGATAAAAACCACGGCCCTCTCTGGCCAGCTCCGCCGACAACATAAGCGCTGTCAGGTTAAGCGTATGAAATAAACGGCGATCCGACATAGCGCCCCCTCGCGCATATATTTTATGCGTAGGCTACATGCGTTCGGCGCCGCTTCAAAGTTGAGTGAGCTTAAAGTACGCCGCCGTCTGTTATCTAGTGGCGGAAGGGCAACTATACACAGCTTAAAGCCAGAATGATCAGACGGCAGCGGAACTTAGTCAAAGATTAGGCGTTTGCGGCCGCTTTCTCGCGGCCCTTGCGCATAGCCTCGAGCTTAACTGCCATTCGGTTACGCCACTTCAAGTTAGCGCGCCGACAATCGAGCGTATCGCCGTTGTCCGCTACGCACACCGTCTCTCTGCCGCCCTCGCGGGGGCCGTGCGCCCGCAAGGCAACAAGGTGGTGCAGGTACCATTTCTGAAAGCCTTCGGCGTTTTTCACAAAGCAATAGGCGTAGCACCGGCCGCCCGACTTACCGAGCTTCCATGTCTGCATCCGCGCTAAGTCATAATCTTCGGGGTCTACTAAAGCGAACGTTCGCCCAACACAGATTATGCAGCGCGCTTCTACGAGTTCAGCGCGTGTCATTTGGATTTTTCCGGGTTTTAACTAAAGGGGGGAGGTACGCGACATCGGGTTATTCAAACCCAGAGCTTCGTACCACTTCCCCCACTAGTTAGTCAAAACCTGGAACCCGACGCGAAAATAGAAACGCGAAGCTAGAAATAAAAATAAGAACCGACTTAACATTTTAACTCATAGCAAAAACGGCAACTGGCCTAAACGGACCTTATAAAGTGCTCGCCGCCCGCCCCGCCGGTTGTTCATACAAAATATAAGCACGCTTGCGAAAGCCTCGGAAAGTGCGTATAAAATATGAGTACAAAGTTCGGAGGGTTTTACGTGTCTGGTATTGGTCACAATTCGGGTTGCGTTACCGCAATTAACGAGACGGAAGTTGCGAACGTCGTTCGCGTCTGCATGGCGGAATACAACACTGCGGCGATGCACCGTCGCGATGCTAATGCAACAATGCGGGATGAAAAGCGGGCGTTTCAGAAAAAGAACGCTGAAGCCTATGAGGCTATTCAGTCTGTCTTGGAATCGGCTCGGGAGAAGCTGAAAGAGAAGCTGCGAGCCCAAGAGAGCTATGCGAAGGCCGAAGACGATAAGCGCGACGCGGCGCTGCGCATGAAGGCGGCCGTAAAGAAGCTCAAAGCCGCCGGCATCGATCCGGCCGCGTTTAAGGTCATGCTCAAAATGGCAGACATGGATGAGGTAGAGCGCACAGAATGGTTCGATACGGTAGACATTCTGTGCAAGGCGGCGCGGCTCTGGTAGTCGCGCATTTCCGTTAATTCGACGGCGCAGAATTTTAGCTTGCATGTGATGCGTGATATTTCTCCTAGGCATTTTGATTTAGGAGTTTTGTTGCGTGTCAAAATCTAAACGTCGTGTCCCGGCAGTGCTCGTTTGCGAGCGCACGGGCGTTCAATTCGAATACCGCGGCTTCGGTCGCCCGCCCAAGTACAGCCCGGAAGCTCGCAAGGATATTGAGCGGGAGCGCCGGCAGTCCGCATATGCGGCTAAGCAGGCTAAGAAGGGCAAGACGGTCAAGCCGAGGCTCGCCGCATGACTCGAGATCACCGCATCAACGTACCGATAGCCGATGCCGTCAAGACTATTCAGGTCTCGCTAAACGTGACGGGTGTTCGCCGTTGGCGGGCACGACTTTGGCTTGGCGCGCGCTTATTTCGTCTCGCGACGGCGGTTATCGGCTGTCAGGGGGAAATACGAATTAACGGCGAGCCTATTTAGCTGTGCCGAGCTACGACGCTAATAGGCCGTGGCGGCATCTGTACGGGCGCAAGTGGGATAAGGCGCGGCTGCGCTTTCTAGATAAGAACCCTCTTTGTGCCCACTGTCTCGAGAAGGCTAGGACTGAAGCCGCTACAGTAGTGGACCACATAACCCCGCATAAAGGGGTTGAAGTTGTGTTTTGGGACAGAGCGAACTGGCAGGCGCTTTGTAAGCGGTGCCACGATTCTTGGAAGGCTCGGCAAGAGCTTTTGTCGGCTAACCAAGTTCATGAGCCTGTTAACGCGGCGGTCTATGCGACGGTCGGTCCCTGCAACGCCGGTAAGACAACTTGGATAAGAGGCTATGCGCCGACTGTTTGCGCGGCGGTTCTTAGCCTTGACGTTATACGCGGCGAAGGGGCTTGGAATCAGGCTGACCATACGCGCGCCGAACAAGAGTTGTTGAAGCTCGCGGCTGATGTTGATTTAAGTCGCCCTTTGATTATCGACAGCACAGCTTTAGGCCGTAGGTGGCGCGGGGCGATACTTACGTTTGCTAGGTGCTTCAAACGCAAAGCCGTAGTGGTTTGTGCGACTCAGCCGTTGGACGTTTTGTTGGTTCGGAACGGGGGACGTTCACCGCCTAGACCTATTGCGATGGTGGAGGGAATGAGCCGCAACATGAGCAGTGCGCAGCGGGAGTTGCAGCTCGAGCCGTGGCATGAATGGTGGCGAGTTACGGAAGACGCTCGGCATAGAGTTGAGAAGGTGAAACACTATGCCAGCGAGGCGTGCGGTGTGGATGGGTATCCGATGGATGGGAGTTGGTAGCGTGGTCTATGTGGTGAAGGCGTTGGATTGGGTAGCAGTTAGACCATGGGTTGTATTGCTCTGGCTAATGGGGCCATTTTGGTTCGTGCACGCTTACGGCCTGCATAGTCTCTATGCTTATGCAATTGGTGCAGCATGGGGCGGGCTATTAGCCCTAGGCTTGGCGTTTAATCACATGATTGACTATGCAATTGGAGAAGAGGACCCGAATTAGTTAATATTAATTAATATGAATGAAAAGTTAATGAGAAATTAATTAATTTTTGTTAATATTAATTAATATGAACGAAAAGTTAATGAGAAATTAATTAATTTTTGTTAATATTAATTAATATGAATGAATAGTTAAAATCTTTTTTGGGATTGCGCTCGGGGACCGCCGCCGGGGGTCACATTTTCAAATTCGCATGTTTTTGAGTAGCTTAGCAAGTACAACTAACGTGGAATTGCAGAGTGCTGAACGTAAGGTCTGATTTTCAGGAAAAATGTGAATTTGAGCCAATACGTGGTTGCCTCGAATGGCGAGGGGGTCATTTCGGAAACGGGTATGGTTCCTATTCGGTGTTGGGCGTTCAGCACGTCGCGCACGTCTACGCTTATGAGAGCGTCAAAGGCGCCGTGCCCGACGGTTTAGAACTTGATCATCTATGCCGGAATCGGAATTGCGTGAATCCATATCACTTAGAGGCGGTTACGCATCGCTTGAATACTTTGAGGGGTGTCGGGCCTGTAGCCGAGAACGCGAAGAAAACGCATTGCCCAAAAGGTCACGCTTACGAAGGCGACAACATTAAGATGGATGCCGGAAGCCGCAAGTGTCGGACGTGCGTGAATGAGAGAAAGAACGCCGCATATCACGCAACAAAGGCCCCCCTAAAACCCCACCGAAACGCCGCTAAGACGCACTGCAAGTACGGACATGCGCTCGAGGGCGACAACCTGCATATTTCTACGAGCGGGGCGCGGGTCTGCAGAACGTGCAAGCGCCGGCGGCGGAAGGGGAGCTAGTGCCATCGCTAAACGCGGACCTAAGCCGAAAGGCCCACCGAAAGAGCCCCGTTTAGGCACGCGCGGCCCGAAGCCAAAGGCTACGGCACTGCGCATCCTCGAGGGTAATCCGTCCAATCGGCCGCTGAATGAATTTGAGCCGGTTTGCTCGATGCCGCCGGTTAAGCCGTCGCTTGTCGCAATGGATGAAGTCGCGTCGCTTAAGTGGGATGTGATTATCGGGGCTATGCCGCCGCAGCTTTATACGGCACTCGATACGGATGTTTTGTCGGCGCATTGCTTGGCGTGGTCCTTACTCTCAAAAGCGCAGTCGGAAATTGATAGCGGCGGAATTATTGCGTTCAGCGTAAACGGAGAAGGGCCGGCAGCGGCGGTTAGGATATGGAAAGCAGCGGTCGAAACGCTTTTGAAGACGGCAGACCGCCTAGGGCTGCATCCAGGCGCAAGAGCCAGGCTCGAGATGCCCAAGCGCAACGAAGCGCCGCAGAGCAAATTTGCGGGCTTGCTTGGTCGCACCCCACAATAAGGAAAGCCCTGGCCGAAGATTGGAACCTCGAGCGCTGCCAGCGCATCATTGATTTTCTGCATAACCTCAAAGTGCCGAGCGGCATGGGCCAGGGCGAGCCCTTGGTGCTGATTGAGGAACAGCTAGATTTTATCCTCAATGTCTACGGTCCGCGTAATCCGAGCAAGTGCGATCTGCGGCGTATCCGTCGCGCGCTATTGTCCGTAGCCCGTAAGAATGGCAAGTCGGGCTTCGCCTCCGGCCTTGTGCTTGTGCATCTAGTAGGGCCGGAAGCGAAGCCTAACGGCGACGTGTATTCGGCCGCTACCGACCGCGAACAGGCGGCGCACATTTACAAGATGACCATGCAAATGGTTAAGCTCGATCCAGAGCTAGACGCCATGTGCAAATGTCTCGACACGAAAAAGCGCATCGTCTGCTATCACAACGGCAACTTTTATCAGTCGCTTGCCGCGGACGCGCGCCGGCAGCACGGCGGCAACCCGGTCTTTTGTATCTATGACGAGTTGGCGCAAGCCTTGGACCGGGAGCTTTACGATGTGCTCACAACGTCGTTTGGCGCTCAAGAGGAAGGATTGTTCCTCGTTATTTCGACGCAAAGCAGTGATCCGCAGCACATCATGACGGAGCTGTGCGACGACGCGCTCGCGCAAGAGGCTGGCACGCTAGAAGACCCGTATTTTTACGGCAAAGTGTACGCCGTGCCGGAAGGCGCCGACATATACGATGAAAATAATTGGAAGCTTGCGAACTTCGCGCTCGGTAAGTTCAAGTCAATCGAGCACATGCGCGCCCTGGCCGTAAAGGCTCGCAAGTCGCCGGCCGCTGAAGCCGCGTTCTGCGCGCTCGAGCTGAATATGCGCGTAGACGGCACGCATCGGCTTGTGAACAGCCGCGATTGGAAGGCGTGTGAAAGTCCGTTTCAGGCGTCAGAGATGCGCGGGCTTAAGTGCTATGGGGGGTTAGACTTGTCGTCTCGCCTTGATCTCACAGCCTTTACGTTGTCATGGGTTCAGCCTGATAACGTCTGCGTGGCGACTAAGACGTGGTTTTGGACACACGGTCACGAAATTGCCGATAGAGAGGAAAAGGACGCCGCGCCCTATCGTGTTTGGGAAAAAGCCGGATGGATTCGCATTCTTCCGGGGCGTGCGATCTCGTTTAAGGCGGTGGTGCAAGATATTGAAGCCATAATCGAAGGCCACGACTTGCAGGCTATTGCCTTTGACCGGCACCGCATTGACGAGCTTAAGCGCGAGATGGAGTATGAGAGTATCGAAGAGGAATACTTCAAGCTAATCCCTCACGGCCAGGGGTATATTGACATGGCCGGCGCGGTTGATGCGCTTGAGGAACGCGTTGTCCAAAACACGCTGCACCATGACGGCAACCCAATTGTCACTTATTGCCTTTCCGCGGTGAAGGTTCTCAAAGACCCCGCCGGCAACCGCAAATTTGACAAGTCGAAGGCTACCCGGAGAATTGACGGCGCGGTAACGCTCGCAATGTCTCTTTCAGCAATTGCGAAAGCAGAAAAACCGGAGCCAAAAGAGGTTTCCGTCTACACAAAGCGGGGAATGCGTGTCCTCTAGAAGCTCGGATTTGGCCTTTTTGGCCCCTCAAAGTATCAAAAAATTCATTTTCGGCGCTACGCAAACGACAGGTCCGGGCCGGATTTCGAGCACACCGGACGAGATTCAAGAGGCGCTTTTGCGCGAATTGGAGGGCTCTAAGAGCCTTTTCGGGCCGATTTCGGACGCTAACGCTATGTCTGTTGCGGCCGTTTGGGCGTGCGTGCGCCTGCTTTCGACCGCCGTCGCTATGCTTCCCGTCGCGCTCTACCGCAAAGACGGCGAAAAGAACGTTTTGGACGTAAAAAATCCGGTTCATCGCTTGATCGCGGTACGGCCTAATCATTGGCAGTCGCCGTTTGAGTTCTGGCAGATGGCAGTTGGCCGGATGCTCACAAAAGGCAACTTTTACGCTCAAAAGGTTGTTTATCGAGGCGAAGTAACGGACCTTTTGCCCCTTAGCTCTGACCGTGTAGAGCCGGTGCAGTCTATTACGAACGGAATCAGCTACGTTTACACGCGAGACGACGGGAGCAAGATTTCCTTCCCGCAAAAAGAGATTCTGCACATTCGTAGTTTGTGCCTTGACGGGCTGAAAGGGCTCGGAACGCTCGAATACGCGCGTAATTCCATTGGTGCGAACATCCATATGGAGATGCACGGCGCTGGCATGATGCAGAATGCGGCGACGCCAAGCGGGGCGCTCGAGACGGACCTTGAACTTACCGATGAAGCTTTCGAGCGTCTGCGTAAGGGTATCGATGAACATCACGCTGGCGCCAAGAACGCCGGCCGCCCCCTCATTCTTGAGAGCGGCTTGAAGTGGAAGGCCATGTCTATGAACGCGGAAGATCTCGCGTTCATTGATCAGCGGAAACTTACGCGGTCAGAAATAGCGATGTTCTTTGGCGTGCCGCCGCACATGATCGGCGATATCGAGCGCGGCACGTCTTGGGGCTCTGGCATTGAGCAGCAGAACCTCGGATTTCTAGTTCACACGCTCATGCCGTATCTCGTAAATATCCAACAGGCATGTTTGCGTGATTTGCTCCCGTTAGCTGAACAACCTAATTTCGTCGTCAAGTTTGACACGAGCATTTTGACACGCGCGGATTTTGTGTCGCGTCAAAACGGCCTCGATAAGATGAAGCGAAGCGGAGTGTTGTCGGCAAATGAGTGGCGCAAAATCGAAGGCTATGACCCGATCCCCGGCGAAGACGGCGACGCGTATTCAGTCTCGAGGGCCGGCGCGGACGCTCAACCCTCCGAAGGCTCGCGCAGTACGCCAGCCCGTCAAGGTGCAGGCTAAGGCTCAGGCAACCGAAGCTCTCTTCAACAAAGAGAACGCCTCTTTTGAGGTTTTTGCGCGCGACAACGATACGACCGAGATCAATCTCTATGACGAGATCGGTGGATGGTTTGGCATCACGGCGCGGCAGTTCCGCGAGAAACTAGACGGGGTTAAGTCGTCTAAGATCATCCTGAACATCAACTCCCCGGGAGGCGATGTTTTCGACGGTATCGCTATCTACAATGACCTACTTGCGCATAAAGCATCTGTTGTGGTACGGGTTACTGGTCTCGCGGCAAGTGCGGCTTCATTGATCGCAATGGCGGGGGACGAAGTACACATTGCGGATAATGCGTTTTTCATGATTCATAATGCGTGGAGCGTTGCTGTTGGCGATGCTCGAGCTATGACGAAACGGGCGAACCTACTCGGCAAGATTGATGCAGAGTTAGGCGAAACCTACGCCGCTCGCACGGGCGGCGACGCTGAAGATATCCGCGAACAGATGAACGAAGAAACTTGGCTCAACGCCGATGAGGCAGTTGAGCAAGGCTTCGCAGATCATATTATTTCGGCGGATGAGAAAGCGGACGCGAAAGCTTCGTTTGACCTTGCGCCGTTCAAGAATGTTCCGAAGGCATTGAAGCCGCGGCGCATGGCGAAGGCTAAGACGAAAGAGGAACCGGAACGACCGGCGCCCCCCGTCGAAGACTTTTCGTCACTCGTAGCCGCCATGAATGACGGTAACGCACGATTGGCGGCATTGATTTCACAAATTTAAGGAATTTCAAGCATGACGCTTATTAAGTCGGCCGCAGCCCGCGGCCGTAAGCCTCTTGTTGTGCCCGGCTTGCTGCCGGGAATGGCCCGCGCCGAGGCACCTACCGTCGCTGATGTTCAGGCGACGCTCAACAAGATGCTTAACACGTTTGAGCAGTTCAAAGCGCAGAATGACAAAGAGCTTTCTGAGCTGAAGAAGGGCGCCGCGGACGTTGTTACGAAGGAACACACAGACCGTATCAACGCGGAGATGACGAACCTTCAGAACGAACTGAAGGAAATCAATACGAAGATGGCAATCGCTGCCATCAACAAGACGAACGATAACGTTTCGCCGGAGGTTGCCGCCTATACGAAGGCGCTTTCAACCTACATGACGACGGGCGACGGGGAGCGCGAGCTTCACGCCCTGGCCGTCAAGGCGTCGATGACCACGGATAGCAAGCCCGATGGCGGTTATCTTGTCCCGACGACTGTTGAAACGGCCATTTCGCGCATTGTTGGCGTTCGTTCCGCCATGCGCGGGCTCGCGCGCGTTGTTTCGATTGGCGGCGACACATTTACGAAGCTTCACAACCTTGGCGGTGCCACGTCGGGTTGGGTTTCGGAAAAGCAGTCGCGAACACAGACGAACGGCCCGCAGCTTTCCGAACAGGAATATGTCACGAACGAGCTGTATGCGATGCCGGCGGCAACGCAGAAGCTCTTGGACGATTCGCGTGTCGATATTGCCGCCTGGCTCGCGGAAGAGGTTGCGATTAAGTTTGCCGAAGACGAGGGCAACGCCTTCGTTGAGGGCGACGGCAATAAGAAGCCGCGCGGCTTCCTCGCGCAGACGATGATTGCTAACGCTTCGTATGCGTGGGGCAAGATCGGCTTCACGTCGACAGGTGTTGCTAACAACATCTTCGACAATAGCAATAACGGCACGGACAAGTTGATTGATCTTGTCCACAGCCTCAACTCGGCGTATCGCGCGAACGCTTCGTTCCTTATGAACGATCTCTCGCTCGCCGCGGTTCGCAAGCTGAAGGATGGCGAGGGCAATTACCTTTGGCAACCGTCCGTGCAGGCCGGCGTTCCTTCGCAGCTTCTCGGCTATAGCGTTGTCTCTGACGATAACATGCCGGACATCGGAGCGAGCGAATTTCCGATTGCGTTTGGCGATTGGAACCGCGGGTATCTGATTGTTGATCGCATCGGCGTTCGCGTTCTGCGCGATCCGTACAGTTCCAAGCCCTACGTGCTGTTCTACACCACGAAGCGCGTTGGCGGTAACGTCCAAGATTTCGCTGCGATCAAGGTTCTGAAGTGCAGCACCTAAGCTGAGTTGTCGCGCTTCGGCGCGACTTCTCTACGCTTTGTTTCAACCGTTTTTAGGACACTGATTTAATGAAAGACATTCACTCAGGCATGAGCCTTATCGCCAATATTGGGCCGGTGACGCTCTCCGCGGACAACACGCCCGCGGCTATCGATATCCGCGGTTTCGACGGCATTGAGCTTATTTTCGGCGTCGGTGACGACGGCGTTACGTTCAGCGAAACGGATAAGCTCGAGATCGAAGTTTCGCACAGCGACGACAACGTAAGTTATTCGCGGCCGACTGCGGATGACTTCTTGGGCGAAGTTGCGGTGTCAGATGGGACTTCGGGCTATTCGAAGGTGCTCGCGTTCATCGCGGCTCATGCCACCGCGAACGTGTACCGTCTTGGGTACGTTGGCGGAAAGCGCTACCTGAAAATTCTCTTCAACTTCTCGGGCACGCACAACACCGGCACGCCGCTTTTTGCAATCGTTCTCGGTATGCATCCGTCTGTTGCGCCGATTGCGGCTGACGCGATCTAATACCGGCTAGAAGAAAGGACGCGAAGATGAACCTTTTGCTTGTGACGCCGCCGGCCGTAACGCCGGTTAGCCTTGCGGAAGCGAAGGAACATCTTCGCGTCGAGCATGACCTTGACGACGCCTATATAACGTCTTGCATCGCTGCGGCTGTGTCGCGCATTGACGGCCGCAACGGCTGGCTTAGGCGTTCGCTGATTAATCGCACCTATCAGCTATTCTTGCCGTGGTTTCCGGTAGCGCGCTGCATCCCGCTACCGTTGCCGCCGCTCAACAGCGTTTCCAGCATCAAATACCAAGACGAGAACGACGTTGAGCAGACTTTCTCGAGTGGTAGCTATCAAGTCGTGAAGAATGAAGATGAAGGCTACATCTATTTGAAGACCGGCGAGAGCTGGCCGGGAAACACCTTTGAGCGGCCGGACGCGGTGAAAATTGAATTTGTGGCGGGCTATGGTGCTGCGGGCTCCGATGTGCCGGGTAACATTCGCCACGCGATTAAGATTGAAATTGGAGCGCTATACGCAGAGCGGGGCGATGCCGAGATCGACGTTGATCCGCAGATTGCGACACGCCGTCTTCTCGCGCCCCATAAGCGAGTGTTGCTGAGATGAGCATCGGCAAGCGCCGCGAGCGTATTCAGATAAAGCGCAAAGCCGAAGTTGAGCGTGACGATGGCGGTTTTGACGTAGCGCTTACCGTCATCCAAACACGGTATGCGTCGGTAGAGCCGTTGCGGCGTGCGGGCAATACCGAAATTGAAGTTGCGGGCGCGTTGCGCGGCACGGTGCGCTATCGCATCGAAGTTGATAGCCGTGGCGCCGACGTTCGCACGGACGATATTATTGTTTGGGTTACAAACGAGAACATGGTTTTGAACGTGCGAGACGTGCGCACGCCTTCGAAGCGCTCTTTGCCGCTCGAGATCATCGCTGAAGCCGGAGTTCCGAATAGTGGCACGTAGACGCGTCTCCGGTGACAGCAAGCTTCGCCGCCAGCTTCGCCGCTGGCCGGAAGAGTTGCGACGTGGCGTCCAAACGGTGATGACTTATTCCGGCGATACGCTGCGAAACGAAATAGAGATGCGAGCGCCGAAAGACGAAGGCGACTTGTCGGAACAAGTGCTTTCGCGCGTCTCGCGTGACGGTCTTTCAGTTCAAGTCGGCTATTCGAAGCGTGTGGGCTTCAAGACGGCTTGGAAGAAAGGCGGTTTCAAGGCGCTGTTCCAAGAGTACGGGACGCGGCACCACGGCGCTCAGCCGTTTATCGGCGAGTCCTATCGGGCGAAGCTCGCCGGCATCTTGGGCGATATAGAAGCCGCGGTGAATAAGGCAATTAACCGGGCGAGTGAGCTATGAGCGCCGATCTTGTCTTTCAGGAAGTGATCAATCTCGAGATCAAAGCGGCGCTTCCAACAATTAGGCGTGGAGCAATGCCTCCGAAAGACGGTACGTTCCCGTATATTCAATTTGGCCAGACTGTAGTGACTGATACCTACGCGACGGGCAAAGAGATCATCGCGGAAGTCCATACGTGGTCAACTGCCGCTGGACCCCATGAGATTAAGCAGTTGCAGCAGACTATCAGAGGTGTGCTCGAGAAGTGTTTGCACGACCGCGGCGGCTTTCATTTTGTAGCCATTCGCGAGAATGATGCGCGTGTGATTTTAGATGTTGATGGTGAAACGTGGCATGGTGTCCAGCGGTTTAGGGCGCTCGCTAGTGCTATTGCTTAGGAGTTATTTTAATGGCTGAACAGTGCGGCTCTGCGATTGTAATTTCATTTAAGGAATCCGGCGGTACGTATCGCACCGTAGCGGGCCTTCGCACTAAGAGTATTTCGTTGAACGCGGAAGGCGTAGACGTAACGAATTCGGATAGTGTCGGACGTTGGCGGCAATATCTCGACGGGTGCGGGGTACGATCTGCCTCCATGAGCGGCGAAGGCCCTTTTACGGATGATTTGGGCGCCAATGCGGTGAACGATGCTGTGATGAATAACGCCAATCGAGACGCGAAGATTCTAATTCCGGGTCTCGGAACGTTTGAAGGCTCGTTTAAGGTCACGCAGCTCGAATATTCCGGAGAGTATAACGATGCCGTCATGTTTAACATGACGCTCGAGAGTGCGGGCGAAGTTGCGTTTACGGGCGTATAATGTCAGCAAAGTTTACACTCGGCGGGCTAAAGCACGATCTCCGCATTGAGTTGAAAGATGCGGAGAAGTTCGAAGACGCGACTGGCTTAGGGTTCATGGAGCTTCTTACGACGTTTGTCGATAAGAAGACCGCGACCACGTCGCAGGTCCGGGCTGTGCTTCGCGCCGCGTTCGCGGCGAACGGCAAGCTCTATTCCGATGACGAGATTATGGGGATGATTGAGCGCGATGAAGCCGGGCTCCCCCTGGCCTATGCGTCTGCGGGTATTATCCTTATGCAGCTTGTGCTTCGGCCGAAAGGCAATGACGCGGGAAAAAAATCGCAGCCCGCGAAGGCGCGCGGGGCTCAAGTAAATTCCCACTAGATGAATTTATCGGAGCCGGCGCAATAATGGGCTGGCTCCCGTATGAAACTCTTAAGTGCACAAATTGGGAGTTTTGGGCGGCTTGGATAGGATGGGAGCGCTTTAACTGCATCCCGTCGAAACCGGCTCCGATGACACACGCCGAAATCGACGCAATAGTTCGAGAGTACGGCCAGCCGGATGAGTGGGGAACTAGAAAAACTACTAATTCGCCTAGAGGCGGATACGACTCAGCTTCGGCGGGCGCTCGCGCAAGCTGACTCGGCCGTAGATCAGTATGCGGGCAATACGGATCGTAAGCTAAGCGGTACAGAGCGCCGCTTCGGAACCATGGCGCGCACCGTGCGCGGTGTGCTCGGCGGTATGGCTTTAGGCTTCGCCGCCAAGGAAGCGGTAGATCTAGCGGACAAATACACGCTTATGAGTAACCGCCTGGCCGTAGTTACGAAATCGGCGCAAGAATTGGAATACGTGCAACGTCGTCTCTCCGACATTGCGAAGGAATCGCGCGTTGATTTGGCAGATACGACTGAGCTTTACGCTCGCTACGCGTTTGCGATGAAGGACGCGGGCGTTAGCACGAACGAAATTTTGAAATTTACGGAATCTCTATCGAAGGCTCAGACGATCTCGGGCGCGTCGGCGTCAGAAGCGGCCGGCGCGTTGCGTCAGTTGTCGCAAGGCTTGGCGGCGGGTGTGCTTCGCGGCGAGGAATTGAATTCGATCCTCGAGCAGTTGCCGATTGTTGCCGATCTCATTGCGCAGAAGATGGGAGTGACAACGGGCGAGCTTAAGAAGCTTGGCGAACAGGGACTGATTACGCGCAAAAACGTTTTCGACGCGCTGATTGAAGGATCGGAACAGCTCGACGCGAAGCTGGCGAAGACACAGCCGACGATCTCGCAGGGATTTACGACGCTCAGTAATTCCTTGCTGGAATTTATTGGTGTCATGAACCAGGGGACCGGAATAGGCGCCGCATTCACATCTATGCTGAATGGCATAGCCGGGGTGCTTGATAAAATTAACGAGAAGGCAAAAAGCGGGGAGTTTGCTGCGGCTATCAACGCCGGCCGGGGCGCCGATAACCGTGGCGGTCGCACGCCGACTTCTATGCGGGTAGGCGGTAAGGCGCGCATACACGCCCCAGGCGCTTCCGCAGCTGTTGGCGGTTGGTCAACTACTGTTACGCCCGGTTCTTTTGACCCGAACGCGAAAGGTGTCGATAGGACGCCGGCTGCCGCTAACCCTTGGGCGGCATCGATCATTCCTGTTTCTGCGGAAGAACAGCTTCGTGAGATGAAGCAGGCGTGGGATGAGCTGCACGAAGCGCAGATGGCAACGCTTGATGATTTGATAGGCGATAAGACGGCCACGGCTGCAACGAAGATGCAGGCTCTTACTGACGCGGTGCGGGCCGGTGAAATTGGCTGGCGTGACTATGCAGACGGGATGAAGACCGTAGGCGAGATGAACCAGCGTATGTTTGACGACATGCTGTCTGCTGGCACGCAGGCGCTAGACGCGCTGTTTACGAACAACAAGACCGTCGCGACGGCGACGGCGCTAATCAACACCTATCAAGGCGTGACGAAAGCTCTTGCGAGCTATCCGCCGCCAGTCTCCTACGCCATGGCCGCGGCGCAAGCTGCTATGGGCTTCGCGCAAGTGCGCGCAATTCAGAGCACGAATAAGAGTAGTTCCGGCGGGGGTGGATCGTTCTCGAGTAGCGCCGCCGCGGCGGGCGGAGCGAGCGCCGCCGCACCGGCTCAGCAAACGCAGACGTTGACCGTGCGTGGGCTTGGCGTCGGTGAGCTTTTGGATAGGCGCGGGCTTCGGGATCTTCTCGAGCGCATCCGAGACATGCAGCGCGACGGTTATCAGTTGGTGGTCGCATGATTGTTATATCGTCGTCGCTAGTCCTCGAGGCAACTGGTACACTCGGCGCGAATAACCCGGTTATCGGCTATGAGAATTTGACGCGCATAACCAACGTCACGGCGACAAGCGCAAACTCTTCGAATCCGGTGACGAACGTTGCAAACCCGGCGACGAACTTGGTTTGGCTGTCCGCGTCCACGAGCACGCAATATCTAAATGTGATCCATAGCCGAGTTGATCCAATCGATTATGTGGCAATCGCAGAACACAACCTAGGCAGCACGGGCGCAACAGTATCTGTTGAAGCCTTGAATGCCGGCGTATGGTCGGAAGTCGTTTCACCTGTAATCCTTCCGGAAGACCGGCCTGCTATTTTTAGATTTAGCCCGCTGTCTTGCGTCGGGGTAAGGCTCAAGATTGTGCCGAACGGGGCCTTTCCTACCATCGCGGTTGTGCATGTCGGTAAGTTGCTCGTGCTTCCTCGCCCGATCTATGTCGGGCATACGCCGATTACGTTTGGTAGAGAAACGCAGACTACCAATGCTAGGAGCGAGAGCGGCAAGTTCTTAGGGCGCATCGTGCTCCGCAAAGCGAAAAGCACTAGCGTAGCCCTTACGCAACTGCCTCGCTCTTGGTATCGCGCCAACATGGAGCCGTTCGCCAAGGCTTCAGAAGAGAATACCTTTTTCTTCGCTTGGCGCCCTTCGGAGTTCCCGTATGAGACGGGGTATACGTGGCTTACGCAGGACCCGCGTCCCGTCAATTCCACGCCGGAAGGGTTTGTTGATGTGGAGCTTAGCCTAGGAGGTATCGCCTAGTGCTGAGTGTCACGTATGTCGAGATTGACATTGACTATTGTTCGCTAACCTACGGCACGTCGCCATGCACGGCGGCTATACCGGCGACGGGCGCCATCAAATGCTTTAATACGACGCGCACGTGTCAGGATTTGGCGAATTTCTCAAACAGCCCGGTCACCCTGCGATTTGCTATCGCTACGGACTATTTGCCCCGAAGTATTCCGGCTATCCCGTCTCTACGTAGCGTGTCGTTCTCGCCGGCTATCGTGAGCTTGGGCGAGGATCTAGGGCAGCGCGCATCCGTGACGTGCACGTTTGAGGACCATAGACATAGCGACGCTGGTCTAGGCTTTGACAAGTATCTTTCTGGCAGGGGGTACGACCCTTTCAGGCAAGGGACATTTTTCGGGAAGTTTCGAGCGCGGCAACCGTACCTAACCGGGCGACCGCTGCGGCTCATTCGCGGCCTGGCCGATCAAGACATTAGCCAGATGGATACTCGGCATTATGTGATCGAAAGCTTCGACGGGCCGACGCCAGATGGTACTTTCACAATTACGGCAAAAGATGTGCTGAAGCTCGCATCGGGGGATCGTGCGCAAGCGCCGCGGTTTTCTAATGGATTTCTATCCGCCAACATCGCCGCAAATGCGGGCTCCGCTTCGCTCAATCCGACCGGGATAGGCGACGCGGAATATCCGGCGTCTGGCTATGTTGCGATAGGGGGGCGCGAGATCTGCGCGTTTACGCGATCCGGCAACACGTTGACGCTCACTCGCGCGCAGCTAAACACAACGGCGCAAGCGCACTCGGCCAATGATCGCGTACAGATCGTGCTTGGGTACGTGGCGCAAACGCCGGCCGCGATAATCTATGATCTGTTGGTCAACTACGCCGACGTGCCGGCGTCCTACATCGATTTGGCAGCGTGGGAAGCGGAAGTCGATCAATACCTAGATAGGGTTTACACGGCATATATCGCGGAGCCTACGCCCGTAGAGGATCTGATCAGTGAGCTTGTGAAACAAGCAACGCTAGCTATTTGGTGGGACGATGCAGCGCGCAAACTAAGGCTAACGGTTATCCGGGCCATTCCGTCTTCGGCTACTGTGTTTTCCGATGACAACATAATGGAAGGGTCACTTCAGACAAGCGAACAGCCAGAACGGCGTATTTCAGAAGTGCAGACGTACTTCGCACAACGTAGCCCCATTGGTGGTGTCGAAGACCCGAGCAACTACCGTTCGTGCGTGATCACAACGAACCTAGACGCTGTTGCTAAGTACGGAACGAATGCGATCAAGACGCTATTTTCGCGATGGATACCGTTTGGCGGGCGAACCATTGCGGAGCGTGTGAACGCGATTTTTCTAGGCCGGTTCGAAGACGCGCCGCGTCGGTTTTCTCACTCGCTCTTTCGCTACGGCAATATCAAACCCGCGCTAGGCGGCGGATATCAACTACAGGCGTGGCCGTTGCAGAGCGCGACGGGCGCTCGAGAGAATGTGCCAATACAGATTGTCAGTCTCGATCCGCGTGAAGATCGGTATGACGTTGAATCCGAGGAAATGCGGTTTAGCAGCCGTTTCATCAGCGAGGACGACTTATCCAGCCGCTCTATTGTGATTGACGGCGATACGCAGAACATAAATCTACGCATTCTGCATGATACGCTCTACCCCGTGCCTACAAGCGGGGACGCGGCCACGGTTACAGTCACGTGCGTGATTGAATCTGGCGTAACAGTAGGATCGGATTCGACTGCATCTCCCGCGTTCCGCATGGGCGCATGGCCGAGTGGATGGGACCAGGATAATCTAATCCTTATCAATCGCGGGACTATTCAAGGCTGTGGCGGCGCGGGCGGCGCTGGCGGTGATGGTGGGGTCGTAGGGTCTTCGGGCTCCGCTGGTGGACCAGCATTCTATACGCGAGTCAACGTTACGCTGGATAACATCGGAAATATCTGGGGCGGCGGCGGTGGCGGCGGCGGCGGTGGCGGAACCACTGAAGGTTTCGCAGGTGCGAGCGGTGGCGGTGGCGGTGGCGGCGGCGGCCAGGGGCGCTTAGGTGGCGGCGGGGGTGCGGGCGGCGCTGCGCGTGTATATGGTGCCGCAGGCTCTTCGGGATCGGATTCGGCTGTCGGTTCGGGGGGAGCTGGGGGGAGTGGTAACGGTAGTGGTAGCGGGGCGCCTTATGCCGGCGCGGGCGGGAGCGGCGGTGGTCCAGGGGCGGCTGGCTCAAACGGAGCGGCGGCGGGAACGGGCGGGATTTACGCCGGAGGAGCTGGCGGCGCGGCCGGAAATTCGATTGATGGCGTGAGTTACGTTACGAGCGTTACTGCGGGCAGCAAGTTGGGTCCCCAGATCAATTAGGAGTGAGTTTTAATGCCCTTCGCGCGGTGGCAATCAACGATTGTCGATGAGTTTGGTAATATCGTTCAACAGCCGACGATTGAAGTTAGGCGGGAGACGGTCGGCCAGCCGCTCGCAACTCTTTATTCTGACCGAGATGGTGCGGTTCCGTTAGGCAATCCTTTTACATTGAGTGGAGGCGACAACGGTTTTGCTGCGTTTCATGTAGCTGGCGGTGCCTATCAAATCACTGTCACTAAGGGATTGTTTTCCCGGACATATCGATATGTTGCAATCGGCCTAGCAGCCGAGAGCGATGCTTTAGAGTCTAATTTTCGGGAGGTGCTTACGGCAAGCCGCAATTACTACGTTAGGACAGACGGATCAGATTCAAATAACGGCCTAGCCAACACTTCCGGAGGCGCATTTCTAACGATTCAAAAAGCGCTGGATGTTGCGGCTGCTTTGGATACAAGCATCTACAGCGTCACAATCAATGTTGGCGCCGGGACCTTTTCGGGGACGGGTAGCAACACACTAAAACCAGCTTTGGGCGCCGGAACTATATCGGTTGTGGGCGCGGGACCAGGCAGCACTATTGTTAGCCGCACAAACGGTAACTGCTTTTATGCGGTCAACGCTAATTCGAGCTTTAACATAGCCGATCTGTCTGTAACCACTACTACATCGGGCGTAGGGCTTTACTGTTATGGCAGCGGGCTAATTAATTTTCAGAACGTTGATTTTCGTGCATGCGCGGGCGCGCATCTGAGAGCGGAAAGCGGCGGTTCGCTTGTTGCTTCGGGGAATTACGGCATATCTGGAGGGGCGAGCTATCATGCGCTTTCCGGGTTGCAGGGCGCTATTGGAATAGCCGCTCGGACTCTGACCATCACGAACACTCCCGCATTTTCGTTGGCGTTTGGCGGCGCTGTTAGGCAGGGATATTTCCAGTGTAACGGCGCGACGTTTAGCGGGTCCGCGACAGGCCCGCGATATACGGTGACGACAGGAGGTATCATAGAGCGCAGCGGTTCCGATCTGCCAGGCAATTCAGCGGGGTCGGCAACTTCTCCGGGAGTATATATTTGATGCTAGACTTAAATGGTTTTT